TCTACGTCTCCAAGAATACTTTCAATCCTAGTAGAAGGAGAACTTGCAACTTCAGTTTTCTTTTCTGCTGTATCACAACGACCAACCTGAATAGTAATCTTATTGTAGAAATAAGAATCAGGTATAGTATTCATTGCTTCTTCCAGACGAGCATAGTCTCCTGCTGGAATAGAAACAGTAAAATAACCTAGATGGTACCTTACTCTACTTTTGTCAAAATCAGATAGCTGCACTTCTTGTTACCATCATTCTTTTATTATAGGTGTAATAAATCAATCTTATGCTTCATACGGATTTTGCATCATGTAATTCATTAAAAAATCTGTGGTTGTGTCTTGTTTAGGGTTTAACATTGATCCAACTAAACTGCTGTATAAACCACGGGAACTATCTTTATCGTTTTTTGCTTGTCCAAATAATTTACTTATTAAAGCCAACGCTGTACCAGCGCCTATTAACTGTTCTTGTTGACGTTGTTCAATTGAAGGTACTGCTGGTTTTGAATTTAAATTTGATGCATATACCTGCGCTTCTGGTCCCAGCTTACTCATATGACCAAAACCTAATTCATATTTATTATCTCCTGTTCTAAACGTCATTAAGTTACCGTAACCACCTGCTGATGGCACAGGTAATGCTTTACCATAACCTTGTAAATAAACTGGTGTTCCAGCTGCGCCACCAAAATCGATGCCTTTATGATCAGTCGATGCTCCTGCCGTTGGTGCTGTTCTTTTTCCAAACGGTGAGGTAACTACTAATCCTGTATCTGGATTCCACTCAAAACCACCCGTAGAAGTGCGTCTAACCAAAGGAATTCTTTTCTCTCCTATCTGAATCCCGGTTAAAGCGCTTTTAATTGTCGATGGATCAATATAAGAACCTGTCTTTAAATCTTTAACGTATTTATGAATATGAGGACCAGTAGCTGTACCAGTACTGCCAATATTTCCTACAAAGAATCTACCACCTGAGTTTGTCATTTTACTACTTTATTTCAATTCTAAAATGAAGAAGCCCCACCGAAGCAGGGCTTATATCACACTCGTACCAGGTTAGCAGCAAATACAGAGTCCCAATCAACACGTTTGATCTGTTTTAACTGATCTAGATTGCTGAACTTTTCACCAGAAAGACTCATCTGTATGTCTTTAATCTCACGTGCTGTCTTGAGACCAATCCCTTTAATATGGTCAGCAATCATTTGAGCGGTTGCTGAATTAATATTCAAGCGATGATCTGGGGGAAAAGCACGGGGCGCTTCCTTTGCTGCTTTATCTTTTACCTGTAGAGTCTTAACCGTTTTAGTGGCTGACTCATCCGGCTTGATCTCAGTCTTGTATACGGTATAAAGGCGACCGTCCTGATCTTCGACCATAAACCATTCGCCGTTATCCCATTCACTAATAACTTTGACCCGAGCGCCGGTTTTGGTGTGTTGATAAAGCATGGGTACCAGGTGTTCTGGTATTAGTTTACCCTAATTAAGTCGAACTGACGGTCCGATTATTAAGATAAGCTTCCAAATCACTGTAATCAGGGGCGTTATCGGGAACCAGGTAGCAAACTTCCACAAACAGGTAACCGGTTAAACCAGCATTTTTGTCTGCTTGTGAAATGTACACACCGCCTGAAACAGCAGTGGCATCACCAGAAGATTTGGCGTATACCTTAAAGGTTGTAGCAGAAGTGATCTGTTTGTATACAGCACCACTGTTTACAAAACCTGAACCAGCTGTAACTTGTAGGCCAGAGGCAGGTCCAATAAATACAGGAACTGAACCAAAGGCTTGATTACCGCCTGCAAAATAAACAGTACCTGCACCTTCACCTGAAACAGTAGAAGATAATACAGCAGCAGCAACTGGTTCACCAGAAGCAGCAACTGGACCAGAACTGTCACGACCAAAGGCAATTACGTTACCTGTTGCGGCATAAACACCAGAAGCAACACGATTGTCTCCCCAGCCAGAACCAACGGAGATTGCAGCGCGGTAAACATAGCCTGCTTGGGTGGAGTTACCACTGATTACCATTCCGGTAATATCAGTACGGGTATCATCTTGCCTGTAAGGAGATGGGATGATAACACTCATGGTTTGACCATAAGTAGCAGAATCACCAGACGTCCAGGTTACAGGAACATAACCACGTTGCTGAAAGTAACGATAGCCAGGAATAGCTAGAACAGATGTAGGACCAGCCTTAGACGCATCTGCAGTTCCACCAGCGCCAGTAGAATCAAAGTTTTTGTACCAGCCATTAAGAGCTTCTACCCAGTTACCAGGGTAGATCTTTTTGGAAGTCAAATAAGTCATTTATTTCTCCTTGTTGTTTTATTTATTGTATCAAAGAACGCCGTCATCGCTGACGAAGCTGTAAGCAGTGGTAACAAAGTCCTTGTTCAGGATTTCAAAACCAGCATACAGTTGCCAGATGAGAATGATAAAGCGGCTGAAGTCATCATTATTGTTAATGAGAACTTGAGCATTAGGACCACCTACACCAACGCCTACTGCTTGAGGGCCAAAGAAGAAACCTTGGGCTACTTCCTGGGAAGTATAAGCAGGAGCATCAGTAAAGCTAGCTGTAATATTCTTGGTTGGGAAGTTGGTAGATTCATAGAATTTAACACCTTCAAACTGAACGCCAGTAGGCATTACAGGTTCACCAGCCAGGAAGTAACCTTGGCCCGCTTGAGGACCTTGGTAGAAGCTAGCGTTATTAGGCATCATGGGATTGCCAGACATATACATGCCTTGGCCAGGATTACCTGAATAACGTGCGATTTCACGGAAGTCAGCATCACGACGCAAGTGCATCATGAAAGTAGGATCGCAAATACAACGATACAAACCATCAGAGAAGGTAGGTACGTTGCGCTTACGGAGATCCTTAACTACATTCAACAGGTCGGTAGATACGTGGAACTGTTGTGAGTTAGCTGTGTACTGAGCAGTGGTGTAAGAAATACGGCCACTGGAATCCTTAGCAACACCAGTTGGGAAGTAGTAACCACCTTGTGATGTTGATGCTTCACCATTAGCTTCTGCTTTGGCTAGTTCATCAATAAACACACGATCACGCCAACGGCGATAATCATCAAGAAGTGTAAGGGAGCCAATAGACTGGTGGAACATATTCAGATTACCTGTGTCCAGCAACATGCGCTGAGCAGTAATCAGAGTTTCACGAGCAATCTTAAAGGTACTGGGTTGAGTAGGATCAGAAGGATCCGCAGGGCCAGTGTATTCCTTAAGCACCACAAGGACTTTCTCCTTAGTGATGTTACGGCTGTTAGCGGTACCAATGGTTTGATCGGAAATACGTTCGCGGCTATCCTTAGTACCAGGAGTGCCCCAGAATTTGTAGCGATCAAGTTGAACGGTTTGACCAGGCTGACGAGTAAAGTCATGAACCACTACTGGTTCTACGGCCATCTCGCAGATGTAAGCAGGGTGAGGACGGTAAAGTTCTGCACCTAAGATTTTTGGAAAATCGGTATCAATAAACACTTTAGTTTATCCTCCTATATTGCAGGATGTATGGTGAAAAGATTCAGACGTACAACTGTCTTTATCTATGAAAATTTTAGCAGGTATTAATTTAACTATCGTTGATAGTTACTAATACCCGTAGTGCCTGTTGTTTGTTTGTACCGGGCACCTGGTGAATTGCTAGATCCGTAAGATTCGGGATCAATACGTTGATCTGTAAATCCTGGCACACCAATAAATTGTGCTAGATCTGATGTACCCCCACCAATCATACCGCCAAGTCCACCTGCAGCTGTTAACCCAAGTGGAATTCCGGCAGTGTTAATAAGTGTTTGACCTCTACGCATATTTGTTTTAAGGTCGCGCCTCAAGGTATTGGGATCAGCACCTTCTTGAACGGCTGAGTTTAAAATAGCGTTAGCAAACTCAGCTGACTGAATCTCGGCAGGTGACATTTTTGCTCGACGTGCAACAGCACCTGGATTTTGAAGGCCAACTGCACCCACATTACGCATTGCAAGTGCTGCTCGTCCTCGAAGGCTAGGAATCTGTGTGCCTAAAGCAGTTCCCAGTGCACCTGCACCTAATGCTTCAATGCCTAATCGACCAGGACCCTCTTCAGCAGCTTGTCCAGAAACGATGTTTCCTAAGGTAGCAAGGCCAGCGGCACCAAGGCCGCCAGCCACCGCAGAAGCTATTGGATTCCTGCTGATTACGTTTGCGTATCTACCAGCGAGGTTTATCATTTACTCACTCCATTACAAATAGCTTGTTAGCTACAGTATTGGGTTGAGCTTGGTTAAGAACACGCCAGGCATTCTGAGGATCTCGTGCCATGATTTCATTGAAGCCACCCCAGAAGTTTTGGGGTTGTTGTGGGCCAGCAGCTTCAGGAGGTGCAGGGAAATTCCCGTATCCAGGTACTACTTGCTCTGTGCGATAACCAGGTGTTTCCAATTCGCCCTCACTTTCATATACAGGATAAGGACCTTCAGGACCGAAGAACTTCAAAGTGTAGTCACTTAGTACATCAGGATTAGTCAGAATTTCGTTATAGGCGAGATTCTCTTGGTGCTCATTTACAGCAAAGTTGGCGTAGCCATGCAGTAAACCGCTGGCTTTAGAGCCCCATGCAACTGCACTATCCAACATGCTTTCCAGTTGGAGAGCATAGTTATTTAGGACGGCTGGTGCTTCTACCCCGAACGCGTCGATCACCTGGCGGCTTTCGTTGCTCAGACCCAGGTAATCCGCTACGTCCGCCAGTGAGGGACTGGAGGAGGTTTGGGAATAATTGGCTGAGTATTCCTGGTTGGGATACGAGGTCTGCGTCCCCAAGCTGGGCATAGGTTGGCCGTTGTACGTCTGACCGTAATTGGCCGGGGCGTATGTTGGCGTCGGAGCCGAGGGTTGACCCTGGAACGGGGATTGGACTGGTGCGCTCAGCAGACCCACCACTTTGTTGAACGCCGATTCCCATGGGCTGCTCTGGGGTGCCGCCGGTTGGGATTGGGGGGCGTACTGAGTAGGGCTTGATTGGTAGCTGATAGGTGCTTGTGGCACCGCTTGGGGGTAGCTGGTACCCACTTGGTAATTGATCGGTCCCTGGTAGCTCGGTGCTGGAGCCTGAGGCGCTGGTACTGCCACGTAGCTGCTTGGTGCTACTGCTGTTGGTACTTGGCTCATCTGTGGGATCGATTGGACGGTAGCGTCCTGCATAACTCATCTCCTTTTGTAATGCTTCTAAGGTACGATACAGATAAGGTGTAAGGTCAAGACGTGGGTCTGCAGCCATCGGTAAATCTGGTGACTGCGGGTGAGGGGTCTGCATCATGCCCCCCACTAATTTTGCAAAAGCTGAGTAAGCACCTTGCAATTCGTTGACCATCCTGAACGGGAACCCCGATAACATCGCGGCCCGCTCCTCATCCGTTTTTGACGGGAAGAGGTACTTCAGTGCTTCAATACTATCAACACCTAATTCTTGGAGGTTACGTACCACGATAGAATTATTAAGTATATCTTGTGTAGAGTCTTCGTAAACAGGACCTAACCAACGCCAAAGCATGGTCAGATCCCCGTCTGGTATTAGGCCAATGACTCCTGTAGGTATATGTTGAGTCTCTACACATGCCTTCATTATTTGTTTAATCTTTTCTTCAAATCCTTTTAAACTTGCTTCGTATAAATCAATTTCTTCCTTAGATGCGTTCTCCGTTGGCTCAACTGGTTTCTCAATTCCTGTGGCAGCAGCTAAAGTATCCCGGAATAAACGCTCTTCTTGATAGATGATTAACTCTAAACACCTACAAATACCATATGTATAAATAGCATTTGCTTTTTTCTTAGATGTTGCTGATACACGACCGAATAATGACTTATATTCTGTTGCTGTGATACCAGCGGAGATAGAAAGGTCGTCTACACCCCCTAAAGCTGTCCGTATTTCTTCTCGATACTGACGTGCAAAGTTATTTTGGTCCCCAGTGATAGCATCTGGGACAATATAACCAACACGGTCGTTAGGTTCCAGGTTGGCAATCACCCTAGGTACCCTAATTTGCCCATCCATACCCCTAGAGAGTGGATCAGACTTAAATCTTGACTGACTTAAGGCTCCTAATCCAGTAAAACCGGAGTTTGCTGCAATAGAAGGACGTTGAACTGTAGAATCTGACCCAGATTCCATCAGATCTGTCTTAGGTCTTGAGGAGAGAAGGGTTGGATTACCAAAGAACTGTACATTCTTACGCATGGTGCGTACCATTTCGTCATGCGTGACGATATGATTGGCTAATGCGTCAAATTCGCCTACTCCTTCGTTAGAAAAACCCTTAGGATTATTAAATATTTCTACACAGGGAATAAATCCGAGTGTGTTTCGGAATGTTTGAGTACGTCCTGGGACATTATAACTAGGTAAATCAAAGGACATCTCTCCTTCACTATGTGTTTCTTCAATTACCTTGTCTTTGATTGATAATTTGATGTATCGCTTGGCTCCCTGTGGGCCAGTAATAGCAGTACCTGAGATGTTGGTGATATTAACGCCATCGCTAAAGCCTGTTCCCTGCCTTACTTTATAGCTATAGATAATAATTACTTCTTCTAGCTCACCATTAATGCCGTAGTAAGAACGATATTCATGTTGACGGAAAAAGTAAAGTCGGTAATTAGACTCAGTAGGTCTAATATAAAACAAACCTTGTCCATCACACAGGAAATACTCCCAGATTGAATCTAGGCGTGTATCCATCCTGTTGTATTTAAGTACTCTGTCGACAAAATCTTTGCGTTGATTACCAAAATTATCTTGAGAAGGAAAAAATTCTACCCCTTGGCGGATACCAAAGAGTTTCATTTGGGCTACGTGGGACGCAACAATACCTGTGTCAATATTTGCTCCGCCATCTTTCTCAAGATAGGAATCAATAATTTCTTTTAGGCGAGAGTTAGCGTCCACAGATTAGTTATTAGGGTTTGGTTTTGTAAATCTTAGCATCTTTATTAGAGATTTGCTTGCCTAGCGTCGTTTGTTTATGTAGTCTTCTAGAAATTGTTGGTCAGGAGAACTGGGTTGTTCTTTTGGCAGCAAGTGAAAAACCTGTTTTTCAGGAAGATACCGTCCTGTACTAGGTGCAGATACAGTTTCGACGGAAGGTCTATTAGAAACAATAGGAGCTGTAGGTAACCGTCCACCAAAAGATTGTTGATTTCCACCAAAAGGGATATTGAAATTAATTTTGCCAAATGCTCCTTGTGTGCGATCATAGCCAGCTTCAACATCACCAGTTTTTCCTAGAGGAAATGCTACCTTTACTCCTGGATTATCTTTGGTAAAATTACCACTTAAGGCGCCAATTGGAGTTCGTAGTCCTATTTCTTTATTTCTTGCATTTACATCTACACCAAAGCCGTTTCCAAAAGATAGATTCATTCCTCCTGCTAAAGGGTTAATAGTCGCACTACCCGTATTATTTACATCATTTAAATTTAAAGAGCCTCCAGTAAAAGCACCGAATAAATTATCTGCGGTTGGAGAATGTTTTAAAGCAGTCGGAGATGGTATTAGACCAGTTAACTGGGGTAAAGCCCCAAGTATCTTAGGCATATTCAAGGTATTTAATAATTCTTGAAACGGATTCATTAGATTATTACCTTTGGTCAAGAAATCAAGAAACTGTTTTATTTGTAAAATTAGCAGGGGTAGAAGCCAAGGGTCCCCGTGGACTCAATAGAAATTTAAGCCGTTCAAGAGGTTCTTCTGGTGCATAATAATCAACATCATCCAAGCGATATTCCTCTAAATTAAGTTTATTAGGATCTACTTGTACGCCTCTAGCTGGAGATCTATAGTCAGCTGGATTAAAAGGATTTTCTAAATAAGCTAGTCCACCTACGTTACCTATGTTCTGTCCTCCTGGAAAAGATTGTGCAAGAAACCGCTGACCTTTAGGGCGAACATTTGCAGGATACCCAGCGCCACGGTTAGGAAGATATCCTCCTTGTCCTTTATTTGCATCTGGATAATATTTGACAGGTGTACTAGGACCTTGGTTTTCTGCTAGAAAAGAATTATTGATATCAAATCCTGACATGTTAATGCCAGCCAATAAATTACCAGGTGCCCCTGGGATATTTTCAAATCCACTTACTCGCATTTATCTATCTATTATTGTTTCTATTCTATCAATC